GTCGTGATGGCAAGGTCAGAATAGCGCTGAGGTCTGCCTCGTGAAGAAGGTGTTGCTGACTCATACCAGGCCTGAATAGCTTCATCATCCAGCCAGAAAGTTATGGAGCCACGGTTGATGAGGGCTTTATTGTAGGTGGGCCAGTTGGTGATTTTGAACTTTTGCTTTGCCACGGAACGGTCTGCGTTGTCGGGAAGATACGTGATCTGATCCTTCAACTCAGCAAAAGTTCGATTTATTCAACAAAGCCACTCTGTGCATGTCTCACGCCAGGAGATCGAGTGAAAGAAACCCAACAATTAAATATTTCATTCGGCGTTTTTTTAGGATTGCACCATTATATTACTGCGGAATTATTGGTTTTTTTGTTCTTAACTATGTTGGCACCAAGTACCTTGGCGCACCATACATGCATGAAGGTCAGTATTCAGCTATAAATATTCTTTCAAATATATTTATGCTGCATGGAATGGTTCCATCAGCCAATAACACAATTGTTCCTGGCGGTTGGTCAATAGTACTGAATTTATATTTTATGCATTATTCCCAGCACTTTTATCATTTTTGATAAAATGCATAGAAAGGCCGGATTAAAAGCAATATTTATAGTGTGGGTATTTATAACAACACTAAACTTTGCGTTTCAGCTTTTTTATTCATCGCATTCAAATCTTGGCTTCTTTAATAAATCATTCTGGTACTTTAATATATCAAACAACCTAAGTGTATTTATTGCTGGGTTCATGATATTGTATGGAGCTGATAAAATAGTAAGTTCCAAAACAACATCATACCTACTATTTGCAGCACTAATTACAGTGTCTATTTTTATTTTTAGCATGAATAGACACATTCTTTACAGCATAGTGCCAGCCATTTCAGCCATTGCATTTATTTTCCTTATATCAGGACTTGAGCGCTCTAATGCCTCTCCGAAAATCCTAAGAAGGATAGGTCAGCTTTCATTTGCTATGTATATTACGCATATTGTTTTTACATCATACGTAATGAGGGCTATAAACAAGCATATTCCAGATTTTTCGCCTTCAATTAAACTGCTGGCTTTTTATATTATTGTCGTTTCTATTTCATTTGTAGCTGCGGTTGTTTGCGAAAAACTAATTGAAAACCCAGGAATACAAATGGGTAAAAAATTAATAAATAGCCTTAAATCTGATAATGACAAATCAAAACTTAAAATTGTTATGGCGCTTGGAGTTGCATTTCTGTTGTGTGCGTCTAGTGCCGTAGCTTACCGTCATTTTCAATCTTATATGTCAACTAAGCGCGTATCTGACTTTCAGTCGGTAATGCTCGACTTTAAAAAAATGAATGCAAACCAGGCCGATGGTGACTACATAATATACGGGGATTCGCTCATTCAAGGCATGTCACCTTATGGTCTAAACTTTAAATATGTAAACATGGGTGTAGGTGGTTATTCAATATCTCAGATTTTGTCTTTGTCAAAAGATTACGAAGCATCTGGGTATAAAGGCGCAATAATTGAGGGCGGTGTTAACGATGCTATGGGTTCGAAAACACAAGAAGAGATTTCGAGGGATTATGAGAAATTACTTGGAAACGCCTCCATCGTTGACAATGTTTATGCATTGAAAGTTTTGCCAATCATAAGTGGAGCAAGAAAAGATGTTGACCATGTTAACTCAAGAATAAGCATGATTAACACCATAATTGATAAATTATGCACTCGTAAAGTTAACTGTAAGGTGATCGAAGTTCCCGCTGAGTTTTTATCTGATAAAAAAATGATTTATACTTTGATGACGGTGTTCATTTAAACAAAAATGGATATGCCGTCTGGATGAGAGAAATTAATAAACATGTGAAGTAGGTGAAAGGGCCGCGTTGCGGCCCTTGCTTTTTTACCATGAAGCATCAATGTAGAATGTTGGGGATGTTGTAGTGGACCCAACAATCGTTATCGCCCCTGTTGAAGCGTTTATCGTTGCCATAGCCATTCCGAATGATGTTCCGTCAGCTGTAAATGGCACAGGAATGTTTTTGTTAACAGGTGGTCTGCACCATCTTGGCAACGTCAATACTGTATTGCCATTTGCAAATGACGTAGCGGCAAGTTTAACATTTATTGAATTACCAGTTAAGCTTGATGGTGTCTGTACGGTTACGTTCGTCCCAGCCCACCACTGAACGGCAGACCTCGGTGTGAAATCAACCCTTGACCACCAGTCAATAATTGCTGAGCAAATAATTTCCGCATAAAGACGATAACCAAGCTGGCTCTGATGGATATCATCACGTAACAATGGATCATACTGTGTACCGAAATATTCAGGCAGTGGAGCTGGTAATTGGTGTGTGGTGCTTACACAAATAACATTGTTGCCATATTTCATCATTTTCCGCTTTCCTGCCTCGCGCAACTCCGCCACACCATCGTAATTAGCTGATGGTTGACCAGCGCCGCCAATAAATGACTGGCTATACCACATCCAAGGCTCAACCCAAACAGGGATACGACCAAGGCCATTGCAATAAAGTACAAACTCCTCAACCAGCGCAGCCATATAATCTCCGCTCTGATTTGCCTGCCCTTCGTTAGTTCCGGCAACCATAATAACAATGTAAGCATCACCCGGCCCCTGAGCCTTCAGGAGATCTAGCTGTTGCCTCATTGTCTGCCCGGCAATTGCCTTGTTTACAATGCTATATGAACGGTGGCCGTTCGCTCCATCCATTAATTGCGGAATGTACGAGCTGAACGCGGAAATGAAATCCTCAGCCGTACTATCTCCATGAATCAGAATATGTAGTGGCGGCTTACCATGCACGCCATTGTTCGAAATATAGCTGCATAGCCCAGTTACACGAGCAACGCCTGATGATGACGCTGTTAGCGCAACAAATCCCACCTCATAAACATCACCTACCTCTGAAGTATCGAATGGAACACGGATACCGACGCCATTCATGGTAATCAAAGCAATGTTTTTTGCCTGTAAAGACACACCTATAGTGGCCTTTCCTGGCGCATAGGAAAGAAGGTTGCCAGGGATGGAAAATGGAGTTCCGTTTGCTACTGCACCTCCAACCGGTTTTTGTCTATAACTCCACTGCGTTGCCCCTGGAGCACCGTAGAACATCATCCATCCTGCAGAACAACGAAGCAACAGCCCTATTTCAGTTGCAACCTGAGACTCCATACGGATATGTGCTGAAATGTGTTCACCAACCGCAATAGGGGCAAAAAGCCCTGTTGTCAGATTCGCTGCTAATGAAAAAATGGCTGCACTATCAGAAGAATTATTGATCCCGCCTGCTGTGAATGTATCTCCATTTACAGAATATACCTTGCAATCAGCCCACTCGACGCGCTTCATTCTAACCGGATTACGATTTAGAATGGCCTGCTTTGCAAGATATCTCGTTTCCCCTCCGGTTGTTTTAAAGTTCAGGTTGGTGAATTCAAATGTTCCCTCGCCTTCGTACTGAAGTGATTTGAAGAGGGAGTACAAATCACTATCGAACCGCAGAGTTACATTTTTGTCGATGATAACTTTGCTGTTAGCCAGGAAAGAAGCATTCGCAGCTGTAGACGGCACAGTGTAAACCATCTGAGATTTTGAATGATTCGAGAAGTAAACATACCCATATGAAGCAACACTATCACGCCATGCCTGCACTACGTTCGAGTTAACATAGCTTGGGATCTTAGTAATTGACTGCAGAACCAGACTTTGCTGAGAAAGAGCTCCATTAACGAGACTCACGCCGCCCGGCGCCGCCAGCGCAGCCCTTAAAGATGCATCACCAACACCTACCCATTTCCCCTTACCAATCCCACCAGTGCTATCAGGCGTAGATCCAGGGGGAACTACTTTGGGGAGCGGCCCATCCCATCTGTAGTACTCGCCGTTGCTCTCCCAGCGTAAGCACTCGTTAGCAAGGCTAATGGTGCTGCCATCTTCAAAAGAATCCTTCGTGATATAGCCATAATTCAGAATTGCCTGATTCGCATCGTAATTTATTCCCTCAATTGTACGATGCTCTTCGCCAAACCTGTCAACATAAACATGGTTTTCAGACGTAACAAATTCGTCAATTTTCCCCGCGTTAAATTTCAGGTCGCGAGGCGATTCACTTGGTACTGCGTCTTGAGTAGGTTGCGTAGCCATATTGATTCCATAAAAAACCCGGCGCAGTGGCCGGGTTGGGATTGTCGGGAAAAATCTTATTGGTAGATGGCGTCGCTGTATTCCGCGACAGTCAGTGACACAGTGTTGTCGGTGTTTGGCTTGATGCTGTTTACTGTCCAGAGCTGGCTGTCCAACTCCTCTACGGTAGCTATGAGATAGCGCGATGGAAGTTGCACGGTGTCTCCGTTCCAGATATTTAGCTGAATGTCGGGTATTGCCGCGGTGAAACCATACTTCGTGTCGCTCCGGGCCGTGGCCGGATAGCGCAGCGTCGGGTTACCCAGGCTGTCTGTCACCAGCACATACATTGAGCCGGTAAAAGCAATCGGTTCGCTGGTGTCGAAGTCATTCCCGGCGCGTCCGGTGATGTAACCCTGCTGCTGGTTGCTGTCGTAGATGTCAGGCATCTGAATGACGCTGCCAACCTGGATAATGCCGTCTTCGAACACCTTAGCGTTCATCTTCACCCGGGAGTAGATAAGCCGCTTCGTTTCGCGCAGCGCGCGTTCCCGAGCCTGATACTCGTTACGGAAGCCGACTATCTCGAGCTTGTTCGGGTTCTCTGCTTCCTGTTCGATGATGGAGCCGTTCAGCACGCGGTAATTGATGTATGTCTTGTTGTTCGTGGTCGGGTGGACATAGGACACCTGCACGCCGTCGTAGCCGCCCGGAAGAGTGGCTTCGTACGTCATTTTGTATTCGTCCGTCTTCATGTTGGCACGATTGAATACTGCAGCCGGGTAATCAACTTTTTGGTCGCGAGTAAACGTCAGCACGCCATCGTCCCAGTACGCCACCACTGACGCCGCATTGCAGATCGCCTGCACGCGGTCGCCCAGCGAGTCGTTCTCGTCATCAAACGTGTAGTCGAAATAACCCAGGCGCTCATCAGGCAGGCTTTCAGCAATCGAATACAGCCCGTAGAGGTCAATGCTGCTTACCGGCTGCGCGCCCATAATCAGCCAGGTGTGCGCCACAGCATCAGCGAACGAGCGTGACGGACGCAGCGTGTAATCCACCGTCTGCGTGTCCAGGTCGTAAGTGATGGTATGACGTGTCACCAGCGCGTTATATTTGCGCTCGCGGCTCCCCAGCGCGTTCTCAGTCGCTCTCACCTTCACTCGTACCAGCGTGTCGGTCGGATGAACGACGTTCGTCCTGATGTTGATGCTGTGGATCTCTTCGACCTTCAGCAGTGACGCATCGCCGGAGTTATCCGTGCGCTGGAAGCTGACCGCGTATTTCCCAAAGCCGCCGGACGGTGTGATTTTGTCTGTGCGGTAGAACACCTCACTTGTTGAGTCATGCGGTGTCGTCTGCCGGTATGTGAAAGTCTGCTGGGTGCCTGGAACCTGGTTATAATCGTCGTCGATTTTCCAGATGACTACCTTCCAGTTCGTTTCCTTATTTCCTCCAAGGCTGGACTGGGTATGCAGCCACAACTGAGTTGACTCGACAGGAGAGAAGAACGGTCCGACGATCAGAGCCTCGTTGTCATTGAGGATGAACTTCGTTGTGTTGATCGTGGCATTCGCCGGGATGTCCTGATGACCATCAAGCTGGTTCATCGTGAACGTGTACCAGCGCACCGGATTAACCACAGCGCCGTCGTTTGTTTCAACGGCGGAGATCAGCGTCCCGGAGAATGTCGCGTCAGTGGTTACGCTGCCTGATGCTGTGTTGTACGTAACGTTGATGGTGAAGGTAACCGCATGCGGCAGCACCAGCCCCATAAAGTAGTCAAACTCGGCCTGTTTCACGATTTTCATCGCTATCTGGCCGCCGGAGTACGTACCGCTGACCACGGTTGTTGCAGTAGCGCTCTCTAACGGAAAATCGCTGGCCTCGTTCTGCCCGGGGACCTCCTGCCCGTCGACGTCATCAAACCCGTAGCCTTCGACGATCTGCGGGATTACTTCGCCAGGCTGGAAGAACTGGAATTCGGCACCAGCAAGAGAGCCCAGGCTTGATTCTGAGTAGCGCACAGACTCGTAATCGTATTTGCCGATCCCGATGCACATCCATTCCGTTACGTACTTCAGGCCGCCGTCGGTGGACGTCTGGTGAACGTATTCGAATACCGACTCCTGAATCAGGTCCGGGAATGAACGAATCTGTCCGTAGATGTCCGGCTTGGCCTTATACACACGCGCGGTGTTTGTCTGACCGGTCAGGCTATTGTTCGGTGAGTCGACGGTATTACCGCCGTTGTTCGCGATAGCGGGCTTCGGCGCCAGGAACGAAAACACCTGACCCACCACTTTAAATATCGGGCTCAGGATGTCGCCGACAATGCCCTTCGGCTGGTCGAATATCTGGATGTGGTCCAGCTCACTCAGCTCAAACGCCAGCTCGTCATCGTCGCCCAACTTCACGCCGTTGCGGACGATCAGCAGATCGCGGTGAAAGGTAGCGTCATTTGCCGCCAGCCAGTCATAAAAAAGGGTGCCGTTTGGCACCCTGCAACGCAGCTTAGGCGTTCCTGGAAAATTTGATATCTCAACCAGCGCCATACGAAAAGTACTCCACTTTGGTGAATGCCCGCTGAATGACCAGCAACGAGTCCATGCGCACGCTTCCGTTCTCGCCGCGTGAATGCAGCGCCTGCCGGTTCAGTACCAGACCAACATGCGCCGGTTGCGTGCCGCGGTACCCGACGAATATCCCGCCCTCTACCGGTTTATCAAGCTGGCGCCAGAAGACGACGTCACCCTGATAGCAGGTGAAGAAGTCGGCCCCGGCTTCGTAGTCCGGCGTCTGGTGCAGTTCAATGCCGCGAACATGGCGGTAATACAGGACCACCAGCCCCCAGCAATCCACCTTTTCGAACGAACAGGCCCGGTTAGCCCACGGCACACCGATCATCCTGCTGATAAAATCAGAGGTACTGAAGTCCCGTGTACTCGACTGGATCATAAAGGCGACCAATGTTGTTGTTCAGAGGGTTGGTGACAGACAGAGTGACCGATGAGGCCTCGGCATCGATATCCACCGTCTTGACGTAAAGTTGCCACGACTTAATCGGCATCGACACATCGCCGCTGTCGAAGATCTGCCGCGTGGCCGTAATAGCTGTTAGCCGGGCCGCTCCCTTCCACTGCTTCATGAGAGCTTTGATGTCAGACGACAGACGCCCTAACTTCACGGTCGCGTCGATCACCGGCGTGCCGCTCTGCTGGCTCTCTTCGATTTCAAAACGCGCTGGCGTGTACGTCTTGCCGCCAAGCGTCTTCGGGAAGAACTGCTTGTCTACCAGGCGGACATAGCCAAAGGATGGATGGTAGAACGTGATGGTGTCGTACAGCCCGCGCGTCGGGCGCTGTTGTTTGTACTGGCGGAAATTCATGTTTAACCGCTCCTAAAAGTAAACCCCTTGTGTCTTTTGCGCTTTCCCGCCACACAGTTTCTAACTGTCGCGTAATCAAAGCCCATACCCCTAATTTCTTTTTCTCCACATAAGGTGTACTCCTCACCTGAACTCAGTCGCGTAGCAATAACTGGCGCTGAGAATCGGTGATGATCCTGTCCAGACTTTGGCACCCTCAACCCATGAGTTAAGGCGTGAATGTTATTGTCAGAGTGAGTGCACCATTCCAAATTACTCACGGTGTTATTCAGCTTGTCACCATCGATATGATTTACCACCTCCCCTTCAGCGCAACTTCCCAAGAAATGAGAGGCAACAATCCTATGAACACTCAATTGCTTGCAACCATTTTCATTGCATAGTGTTACATGAGCGTACCCACGAACAGCTCTTGGCTTAAGAACTCTTTCTTTGATATTCCTTCCATCAGAAGTAAGTCTCGCAAGGCTGGTAATTACTCCTGATTCAGAAACGGTATACAGTCCTTCATATCCATTAATTGGCATTACGCGCATGATTCGTTTTCCCGTGGCTTACACTTCACTGATTATATCATTTTATGTAGGCATTACGGCACTCTCGGTAAAGATTCCGGGTCGCGCCCGTCAGGATAACCCGTTACCACGATATCCAGCCACGAATCCCACGGCGGCGGAAGTTCAACTATGATATCGTCGAACTCATCGTCGGCGTTGTACAGATGGTTAGCAATTACGGTTCCCGTCCAGGTTACCACCCCGCCGTCGATACTGGTTTGCACCGGCATCTGCGTGAAGTGAAGCTCTTGCAACTGGAGACCACTGCCGCCAAGATTGATATTCATCCGGAACCAGTTCAGGCCCCGGTTGAGATAGTTCGGGCTGCGTAGCCACTGCTGGAAAGCGCGCTCCTGCGCCAGAGTGAAGATCCACGTCAGTGACCAGGTCACTTTCAGGTCGTCGGTTTGATTCTCGAAGATTGCCGGGCCGACCGCTGGCTGATCGGTCTGGAACCCGGTATCGAGCGTCATATTTTTGCTGGCCTTCTGCGCCAGCGGCAGCCAGTCGGGATAGTCGATAATTGGCATCTAAACTCCAGGCATTAAAAAACCCGCCGGAGCGGGTTTGCTTAATCAACAAGCCGGGGCCCGGTTGGTGCCTCGTAGATATTGATTTTTATGTCTACGATTTCGCCATTATTGGTAAATTCCAGCTCTTCCCCAGCAGGCGTTATTCCCTTGATTGTTGATCCATCACTTAGAGTAAACACAAACTCGACCGCCCTGTTCGGGCGTATCCTGTGTGGTTTACCTATCTCAGTTGGTATTGAATGCACTTCGCCCGGCTCAATTACCACGTAAATCTCCTTATCCCTGACCGTTCGGGGTTCTTTTCACGTTGAAATTACTGGTTATACCCTGACTTATCGGGCCGCCATTATTCAAATCCGCGATAATTGTAGTGAGGGTAATACTACCATCTGAGTTCACAGTTCCCTGAGAATCAACGGTAGCAGAGGTGTAATTCTGCACGATATTGTTGATTATTACACCACTCCCGCCTTGCATATCCTTGTTGCTGATCACCTTGCCGTTGTCGCCCGGTATCATGTACTGCTTACCGGTACTGGCCTGGTAAATCTCCGGCATGCCGCCTTCGCCGACCTGGTACATGCTGCCAGCAGATACAGGTCCACCGTTCTTCCTTGCGCCAGCAACCGCCAGCGTCTTCGACAACCCTACGGTTGAAGCTATCCCGGCCATTGCGGGAACAGAGTTCGCGCCGAATGATGCCAGACTCGCAAGGGCAGCTGCTGGAGCCCAGGCCGAAGCGAGAATCGCCGCCTGAGATGCTCCAGCAGCAGTAGCTGCTGCGCCCAATGTCTGACCGATAATGAAGTTTTTGAGAGCCTCAACCCCAACCTGGACTAGCGCATTTACCACGCTATTCAGCATCGTGTTACCGAGTGAGCGCATAGCATCCTGAGCTGACATCGTTCCTGTGATCAGCCCGGTTAACGCATTAGATGCATTACCTGAAAACGCATCTACTGCACTTGTCAGCATGCTGTACCCCAGGCTCTGCTGGCTAAGAAGCTCCCATTGTGCAGCGGTTCTTTGCTGCTCATACTGCGTATCGGCAGCATTTTTAAGGGCTAATGCATTCTGGTGAGCTAATAACCCCTGCTGCTCGAACTGTTGGATAAGGGCCAGTTGCTGTGCGTGCTGATTAGCTAATTGCTGCACTGGATCAATCTGTGCAACTGCCTCTTGCTGTGGCGTCACCGCCTGCTGCGCGCGGATTTTTGCGAGGTTTGCCTGGTGAGTTGCCGCCAGTCTTTCTGAGGTCTGGTTATATTGCTCCTGGCTGATTTTCTTCGCAGCCAGCGCCGTATTCAGGTCCTCAACATCCTGTTTGTAACTGGCGTTCTCAGCCGCTTCAGGGAGTAGCTTCTGCGCTGCAGCTTCTGCCTTAATAGCGTTGGCTGTATCCCATTTCTTAGCCGCATACTGACCGGCAAGAGCTATTTGCTCTTTGGTTGCGCCTTTCCCTAGCGACTGCTGTGCAGCGAGGATGGCCTGCTCACGGCTCAGCTTATTCGTTGAGTCAGCGGCAAGCTCCGATTGCTGCTTGAGGTTCGCCAGCTTCTGGGCAATAGAATCAGCCTGGGAAGCCCCCTTCTTCTGCTCAGACTGAAGCGTCTTCTGCGCCTGCGTATTTTTGTACGTAGCAGCAGCATCATCTTCCATCTGTTTGGCGTGCGGATCATCCTTCGCAAACCCGGCATCTTCAGCGGCGTATTGCGCCTGCAGCCGCGCGCGGGCCTCGCCCTGGAGCTTCGATAGTGCCAGGTTGCGCTCAGACTGCTTGATCAGGTTCTTCTGTCCGGCGGTAAGGTTATCCGTGGACTTATTCAGGCTGTCTACGTTGATCTTCGCGTTGGCTGCCTCTCTCGCCAGATCGACAAGTTTACCTGCCAGTTCAGCAATGGCTGACTGCCCATCTTTGGATGAGGACTGCATCTCCTGGAGTTTTTTCGCCAGTTCCTGAAGTGCTTCCGGTGACGGGTTATTGCTCAGGTCTGATAGCTCTCTTGCCAGATCAAACGCTGACTGCTTGCTGATGCCAAGGCGAGAAGAAAGGGTGCTGACCGTTGAAGATAAAGAGTTCACAATGCCAGAGGCATATTGCCCCTGACTGTTGGCCTGCTGAATGGCCTGGCTCCAGTCAGTGGTGGTAACGCCAAGCGCAGAAAGCTCATCGTTGAACTTCTTGATGCTTGGAGACGCGCCGCCAACCGCCGCCAGTGCGCGATCGCCTAACGTAATGAAAGCATCAGACGCGTCACTAATGGCTTTAGGAATCTTTGAGATGGCCTGGTTATACTCGAGCAGCGCCTGATTTCGCAGCAAAGTAGCCACGTCGGCATTTACGCGCGCCAGGGCAGCATACTTGTCGGAAAGCGCGGCCACGCCTTGCGAGGAAATGGTGATCACCTTATCCATCGCTTCAGCTGCGTCTTTCAGCGCATCCATGGCGTTTTTACCGCCATTGAGCGAAGTAATCAGCACGCCAGCCAGTACCGAGCCAAGGGCGATTATGGCGCCAACGACTGCACCGCCAGGACCGAATGCGCCAGCTAGTTGCGATCCCTGCTGAGCGAACGCCACCAGCGCAGACTGCCCGCCCTGCACCTGTACGATGAAGTCCTGTACCTGGTACCCGGCCTGCTGCATACTGGTCTTCCAGTTGCCAGTGCCCTTTGCGCCATTTTCAACGCCAGTCTTCATGTCATACAGCCGACCAGTAAGCTCGCCGATCTTCTGTTTTTCTTCGTCGGTGGCTTTCGACCCTGCACGCAACTGTGCAGCCAGGACTGCGGCACTACGCGCGCCATTCTCCTGCGCTTCGTCCAGCACAGCCAACTGGTTACCCAGCGCCTCGATGATGGATTCGGCACGGCTGAATTCACTGCTAGCACCGCCGGTACCGCTGCGGGCCTCTTCCATTGCGCGGGCGATTCCGCTCACGTTGGTGTTCAGCTTGCGCAGCTGGTTGTCCATGGAGTTGGCGTAACCAGCAAGCTCAGTAAACGCGGACCCTGTTTGAGACGTGCTGTTATCAAGCCCATCGAGTTCTTGGCCAGTCTTTTTTGATGAACTGTCTATCTTACTCAGCGCGTTCTGCACATCCTTGGCACCGTCAAGAAGTTGAGCGGTATCCAATGCGATGGTGATATCAATACCACCTAAATTTTCCGACATTGCTGTTCTCCATGGATACGTTAGCTACTACTTCATTGACCGTTCTTGCTGTTCGCGCATCATTTTTTCTTGCCAGCGACGCTCGTCATCATCCATTACTGCGTCGTATTCCTCTCGAGTCAGCCCTTTCTGGTCTGGATATTTCGCGTTCAGAAGCAGCGCAAACTCCGTCATCGTCAGGTGCGCGGCATCTTCACGCGTCATTTCGAAATGAGTGCGGGCAGCATTGATATACTCAATGGCGTTGAATGCTGTTGTTGTCGAGTTGGTTTCATGCCGCTGCAACTTCCTGACCTTGGCTTTACCTATAACGCCATGGGACATTAGGTGTTGGGCGATGACAATAATGTCATTACGGCTTAGCGCGCCGGGCCGGTAAACTATGTATCTTGACCACCCTTTCCACTCCCCTATGATCGGGGTTAAATCATCTTCACAGCACGCCTGAACCACCTGCATGGAAACAGAAAGGATCTTTTCAGCCATGCGATAAAGTTGTGGTGATAGCCACTCAGGAAGACGCCCAAGATTAGAAGCGCATGCTGCAATCAGGTTTTGCACATCACTGCCATGGATGGTTGCGTATGCCGCAACGATCTCTTCCGGCGAACCGATTCTGGTCATTGCAGCGAATGATGGCCTTAGAAGGTACTCTTTCTCGCCATCCTTTCGGCTTGAAAGGACAACCTCACCAATGTCTGTTAACGGGATCATGCTCTTGCCTTAATGATTATTATCAAGGGCAGCACGCTGCCCTTTGGAATAGCCATTAGCTGACAGTGACAGCGCAGGCGTTTGAAGTGATTTTTACTGGCGTGCCAGCAGAGTCGGTAACTTCACAGGTATATGAACCAGCATCACCCGAGACTGCGCTCGCCTTGTTGAACGTCGCTGTAGTCTGACCGCTCACTGCTGAGCCATCTTTTTTCCAGACATACGTATACGGAGCTGTACCGCCTGTAACAGCTACGCTGATGTTGAGCGCCGATCCAGTCGCAACGGTTTTCGTTGAAGGAAGGTTGGTTGTGAAGGCGAGCGCATCTCCAGCGATCTCAAACACAACCGTGTCGGCATCGTAGACTTTCCACTCACCGGAGAAAGTTGAAATATCACTGGTTCCGAAGTCACCTGACCACGAGGTGGTGTTGAAATACCCCATGATATAAGTGCCAGCGTCTTCCCCGGCAAAATCAAAACGAACCCAGACGGTTGGCTGACGGCCAGCCTGCACTTCATCGAAAATGTATTTCGACATGTGGATCGCGCCAATCTCTACAGACTTATCGTTCTTGCGGAACTCGCCGTCACCGGAGACTGTAAAGTCCATGTTGTTGACCAGGTTTTCAACCAGACCCTTTGAATCATCAGCCTCAGAGCTGACTGTATTCATTGAGTAATCGAAACCTTTCGTGGTCATCGCGCCGAGACGCTTCCATTCAGAAAGCGATGGCACTGCGTCGGGGCAGCCAAAGGCCATGCGTAGCACAGCTACTTTCCCGATCAGCTTGCCAAAATCATTAGCACAGCCTTGCATGTGTACCTCTCAAATAAAAAAGGCCACCGGATGGCAGCCTGATGGTTGTGGATAGGGTTATTCGCCGTATACGCAGCGGAAGCGCAGCGAAAATACCGCCCGCCCCTCTGCTGTTAGCATTGGTTGAGGCATACCGTAGGACTCGATGTATCCGATGCAGGGGTCCGCAATAGGATTAGCCTGTACGTAATCAATAATGCTCATAGCTGCGGTATTCGCTTTGCGGTCCTCATTAATGGCACTGATCACATCCAGTTGAACCATGTATGTTCCACCTTCATCCTGACGGAGTATGCCCCCTCCAGCTGGCTTAAAGACCATGAATGCCTCAGACTTATTGCCACTGTCATCCCAGAAAAAACTCTGACAGGTAAAGGCCGTCGTAAGTCCGGCAGAAACCAGCATTGAACGTACTCGGTCGGCCATTGGTGGGGTCATTTCTTCATGCCTTTTGCAATAATTTCAGGGATTCGTGGCTTAACCTGTTCAAAAGCTTTTTTCAGGAATTGCGGCTCGCCCCCAGGCCCCCAATAAACGCCTTGCTCTGTCCCACCACCAAACTGCTTGCCTGATCTGGTGGTGCCGAAGTGCGCCCTTGGTTGGCCCTTCAACTTGCCTGGTGCATCATGAACATAGGCTGCATACGAGGCTGAAAACCCAACCTTTGCCGTAATTCGATTGCCGCTTGAATCAAAATCGATAAACCGAGAGTTAACGAGGGTTGATGTGTCTATTGGCGTTATCACAGCAGCTGACTCAAGAACCTGTTCGGATGCCAGGTACAAAGCCCGGATGATGCGTACGCTTTTAACGTCACCAATCATGCGGTTCAACTTAGCAATGGTCTGATCGATACCTTTAACTTTGATACCCATGGCTAGATGCCTGTCAAAATTGCATAGTCATCCGCTAGTCGCTCGAACGTGTCGGCGTAGCGGATAACCTGCCGCACCTCGTCGGCACCAGCGACAACCGGGTCCGCTTCGGTCGATTCGCCAATCAGCAGATAATCACCGGCGGACGCCAGCGCGAACTCTGTCCAGACGGTGTTCTTAACGACGATTTCAGCGCCAAGGCTGCCGATACGCTTTGACAAACCGCCTTCGTAATCGCACATGATTACTTCAGGTGCGGCGTACCCATTAACTGGATCGCCGTATTCGTCGGTCACACCGTTCTGTTTGCGCCAGACGGTTGCAGTGGCTGTATAGCTCCACGAAGCAATGCTCGACATCAGCCCTCCTTCCAGCGCAGGACAACCGTTACGTTTCCTCCCTGGCCTTTAAGTTGCTCACTGCGCTTAATGGCGGTCGGTGGGATGCAAGAGTCCATAACGACTTCGCCAACACGATAAAGTCTGCTGTTTTTCAGTAACCCGCCTCGCTTCATTCTTTCCACCTCATCACCTTGGCGCCAGTCGCCCGGATGCGCGGGCAGTTGATATGCCACTCGCCGTCCGATTTCACGTAGCCGGTAGTCTCCCGCCCGGTATCGGTCATCACCCAGACGCGGGTGAATGAGCGTGGCAGGCCGTGCTTAACTGATTTCCAGTTCATGAATTGCGCCCAATAAAAAACCGCCCGGAGGCGGTTGGTCGTTTGAAGTCTTGTTATCTGCCATGGTTTCGGTGATAACCGAACCTCACCTCTGCTGATTTTCTTGCCGCAGCGGCATCAAGAAGGTTATCGAATGAGCCAAGAGACACATCCTCTCCTTCATCGCCAATGGTGCTTTTCCAGGTTCCATATCGCTTATCCCACCTAACGCCGATAATCCCAGATGAATTTGACGAAGGAGTTTTACGATTTCTGGCATTACCCTCAGCATCGACGAGACGCAGATTGGATATCCTGTTATCCCGCTTATCACCGTTAATGTGGTCGATAAAGATTTCTGGGTGCTCATTGTAGTGAATCGCCCAGACAACACGATGAAGCCTGTAGCATCGCTTATTAAGCTTGAATACCAGGTATCCCCTGCGATTCTGAACCCCTACAACAGTGCCAGCATAGCGAGTGTTCCAAATTTTAGAATCTCGCTCGCTTTTGAAATGCTCTAAAGCGCGGGGCTTCCATTTAACAACGCCAGTAAGTGCATCGTAATCAAGCAGCTTTCGCAGGTAGTCCACAGGAAGATTTTTTTCTGTGCAGATATCCATGTAACCCTCGTAGCAAGGTCGCGTAGATTGAGGTTGCGGCAACAGAGTCTACGATCTCTGCTTTCGGTGATCAGCCTAGCCGCGTGGATATTTTATCAGCACTAACACCCACCAACAACGAGAAACAACCCTACTTTCTGACCGACATCAATGGGTAATCCTGATGTACAGCCAGACGTATCCAGCGCCAGCAGCGCGTCACGCATGTTGAGCACGCTCTCGCCGTAGTCAAACGAGCGAGAGGCACCGGACGGAGCGCCCTGCGACTTAATCCGCTGCGTGTACGCCGTCAGAGCCATCAAGGTGACTGCGTACACTTGGATGAGCATCAGATCGCAATCGTCGTAACCGGCGGCAATCAGGCAGGGTTCTATCTTCGCCAGCTTGCACAGGTAGGCGTCGATCATGAAGTCAGGAACGGTGGTATAGCCAAGCGCAGACAACTGCTGTTTAACCTGCGCCGCCGTTATCTGCACTACAGCCATGTTTTATACCCTCCTGAGTAACCCAATTCACCGAGGAACGCCTGCACGTCTGCCGCTGTGATTGGGTCAGCCATGATTATTTCGCCTTCTTCGATTTGCTGGCAGATTCATCTTGCTGCTCTGCCTGCTCTGCCTGCTCTGCCTGCTCTGCCTGCTCTGCCTGCTCTGCCTGCTCTGCAGCATTGTCGCCGGGGGTGGCTACTTCCAGCGTTTGATCTTCCACTTCGCCCACTACCGACACTCGACCAGCAAAAGCTGCAGGAATGTCCGTCGCAACGAATTCGTGGCCAACAGGAAGTTGCTGGAAGATGCCATCAATCATGCCCCAGCAACCGGTTTTCTCGACCTTTAACGTTTTCATGCTTTCTCCCGAAGAAAAGGGGCCGAAGCCCCTTAACCCTGTGCGTTGAACACTTTCGAACGACCGTTGAAATCGCGCTTAATCTGCAGACCAACTGCACTCCAGACCAGAGTGTTGTAGTTATCGAACGGATTCTGTCGCGGGATCATGAAGGTACCAACCGGCGCGGCAATGCGCGTCTTGATGTACTGCGAATTGCGCACATACGCGATGAAGTGGTTACCCGTCAGCTTAAAGGTCTGGTTAACAGACTCGATACGGCCGTAGCGAAGGATGTACTCCAGCACAGTGCCTTCTTTGAAGCCGGCAGCGGAGGAATACGGTTTGCTCATGTTGCGCATGATGTCAGGCGACACCCACACCTTCACCTTCTCCTGCACGTAGTTATCGTCCAGAAGCTTAGCGAACGGGCCGGTGAAGAATGCGACCATCTGGTCAGGCGTGGCTGTGGTCAGGTCGATGTTCAGACCGGATGCGCTCAGATCCACTTGGTTGGTGTTGGCGTGGTTGGTAATACCTGCGCCGACATAGCCCTTCACCTTCACTTTCGCGTCACCTGAAAGCATGTAGTCGGCCATATCCTCGCGGATGGCTGCAACGTGCGCTTCCTGGTCATCTGCCATTGCGTCAAGGTTTTCGGACTGCATGCCGTTCCACTCACGCCATTCACGGCTGTAGCCGGTGTTGAAGATCGGGATTGGGTCACCAGCTTCGTCGTAGATGACTTTATCCAGTTCTTCTGGCACGTGGCCCGTCAGTGAACGATGAACCTTGCCAGCATCACTGGAAACGCGATACAGCGCAGCAGTCTTGCCGATAGAAATCGGCGTACCTAGACCGAGCAAATCATCCAGCAGGCCGTTGCCTTCGTCATTACGGAAGACTCGGGTGGTGATGTTGTCCACTTCACGCCAGTAGTCTTTGGAGATCAGCGCGGCCTGGTTAACTTCCAGCGCACCGCCGTACTGTGCAGCAATAGTTCCCTGGTTGATATTGAAGGATTCACGCTGCATCAGCAGCTGATTCCACGCCTGCTTCACCTGGTTATGCTCGGTGATCAGCTTTTTGTTGAATACGATCATGCTCATGCGGTTGCTTTCCCTGATTTGCGAACTTTCACGAGCTGAGCTTCAGCGCCAACGGTGATTTTTTCGCGTGAAAAGAAGAGGACTTTGTCAGTCGCCGGAGTTGCTGATTTTGAAAGGGTGCCATCTCCAGCTGAGATAAGACCCTCGTTCTCCAGCAGGACCTCACCAGCTTTAACCAGCATGTGGTAATCCACATCGTCTTCGCACATGATGGCCGCGCCGGTATCACCTGCAGGAACCGAGTCGCGAATGTCACCACCGCCGATATAGTTGTGCTGAAGAGCCAGAGCAACGCCTGCGCCACCAGCGACATTGTGAACTGCCAGTTTCCCGGTGCTGTCTAGCATCACCAGTGAGCCGGGTTTCACGGCCGCCGCCATAATTGCTTCAATGACCTGTGGGTCATTCTTACGGGCTGGGCCCGCGATTACGGTATGGAAACGAGGTGCGAGAGCCATTATTCAGGTGCCTCCATGTTAAGGATTTCACTCTGAGCGCCATTCCCCTGGAATGCAGGGTTCAGACCGGTGCTGGTCTGGCACTGTGAGTACAAGTCGTTCAGCGCTTCACCGGACAGGGAGTTAACCGCTGCTTCGGTCATGAACGAGAATTTCGCTTTAACAGCGTCACGTTTGGTTTTCAGCTCGCTTTCAGCGTTCGCCTGCAGCTGAGTTTCCAGCTTGCTCAGCTTTTCGTTCAGCGGGGTGAGCGCAGCATTAACAGCAGCAGTAATCACATCAGAGTTGATCTGAGCCTGGCCCGGGTCGCCGCCACCCTCTTTCTTATGCATCTGCTGGTTGTAGGCATCCCAGACCTGATCGTCGGTCAGCCCCTCGGTTTTAACGCCTGCGGCATTGAGCGCGGCGATCATCTTCTCTTTCATCGGGTTTGTTTCTCCGTTGGTTTTGACTTCGTACTCAGTTGGTTTGCGCACGACTTCTACTGGATCGCCGACAAGCGTTACGACCTTGTCAGAGATGAGGTACTTCTGGTCGAAGAGCTTCGGCTTGGCGTTTTCGCCATCCTCTTCGTAAACGAAATGGTCAGGCCAGACGCTGACGACGTAGCGCCACTTTTTGTCCTCCTGCTTGATGGACATGCGCAGCGCCTGGTAGATATCGTCGAAGGACATCTCTGAAGCGTTGCTGATGAAGAACTTCACTTTGTTCCACCAGCCGTCTTTCATGCTGTTGGCGGCATCGATGAGGCTCGTCGTTTCAACATCAGCCTCTTGCCCGTCAGCGTTAACGAACATGCCGACACCTTCATCCGGCGTGCCGGCACCGGGCTCGTCGAGCAGGATTGCGATGTGGTCGAACTGCATGTTGTGAGCAACCCAGGAGTGTTTCTTTCCTTTCGACTCCCCGGCGCGTTGTTCTTTGTTGAGCAGCAGACCGGTAGAAACATGAATCGGGTCGGCGTTGTTGCCGGAAATCATGTCGTCCAGGCGCTGAATAAGGCGCTTACCGTCAGGCTTGGTGTCTGCCACTGCCTTATTGACGTAAACATCCATCACGACCTTGTCGTTGGCCTTGCTGACGTTCTGAGCCCATGCCCCGGCGTAGTAATCGTTGACCGCCTGCGGGTCGTTGGCGCTGACGTATTTACCGTTCACCATCGGGTGGCCGATCGGCATTAACTTGCGCTCCATCGTCTGGTAGCTGTTGTTAATCTCCTCAGCAGGATAAAGCCCACCATTCATGACAATGTCATCGACGATGGGAACCGCGCCACGAATGACGTAGTGTTCCTGACCGTTGATTGTTGTCGTGGAAATATTGGAGGCGTTAATTGCCAAGGATTTAACGTGGATGCTGGATAGCTGCACGTTGCGTCCTCTGATTTTCAGGCTGCTTTAGCCCATTGTTTACGTTCGGCTGCCAGCTTATCAGCCAGCCCTTCGTTGAAAATACTGCCGTCGTCGTTGAGCAGCACCGGAATCTGGCTGCAATAACAGTTGGCGCGGTTCTTCATTTCACTGTAGAAATCGCGCACCTCTTCGGTGGTGTAGACCTTGCCGTGACGGCTGGCGTGCCACGCTCTAGTCGACGGCTTGAGCGCTGACAGCCACAACAATCCGGTATTCAACCCTAGCCGGTCAGCAGCCCAGTCGGTTTCGTTCCATTGCGCCTGGCGCAGCGCGCCTACCTGCTCTGTCTGAGCAATGGCCTTAGCCTTCGACATGCTCACATCGAGGCGTTTACTAATAACCTGGGCGGTATCTCTTGGTGACACCCCGCGAGCCACCGCATCGGTGATGATGTTGGTCAGATCGCCGCGGGCAGTGTCGCTGATGACCTTCCAGTCGCTGAACGTTGTCAGCCTGGCCGCCGCAACCTGATTAAGGTGACCGGGACTGCTTAAAAGCTGCTGTAGCGTTGTCTGGCTGGCGTACACCTGCGACTGCTGCGAGAGGTTATTGAATGCCTCCAGCGTGCCGCGCTGCGCTTCTGCGACGACGTAATCCATCGCCCATAGGTTTTGCTCGCCACCCTCCAGCAGATGGTCATCGAGAATAGCCTGTACCGCCTCCAGCAGGTCAGCCAGTTCCTGCGCCGACATGTCGTAGATGAACTTGCCGGCGTTTACCTGGTAGAGCCGCACATCCTCGCCGCGGTCATGGCAAAGGAAGTGCCAGTTATGGCTATTTACCTCACGCTCCCGCCCGGTCAGGCGCTGGTCGAACAGAGCTTTCAGCGCGCGCTTGATGCCGAGATACCGATCCTCTATATCCCGGTACATCGCGGTTACCTGCTTTGCCGATCGGGTCGGGTCAACCTTGCTACGCGGAACTATCGGCAGGCCCACCTTTGCCGTCTGTTCTGGTGTCATCGGCCAGTGGATCATCGGTAGTCACCTTCTCGTCCGGTTTTGGTGGTTCTTTTTGCTCCGGTAGCGGGTCAAGCCCCACAACTTCGCGCAGCTCATTGGCTGTAATCGGCGGCTCACCGCCATAGAAGCCAGTGGTTTTCTGCACAATGTCGGCAAGTTTCGAAGCGTTCTCGATCTTCTCTTTCTCGCCTGGCGCCAGCAGGTCGCTCCATGAGATGGTGACCTCGCCTTTGGTCGGCGGGTCGATAATCCCAAGCGTCCAGAAACGCTCCAACAACGCGGTGATCCGGTCTGTCAGGAAGCCATTACGCCGCGTGTTGCGTCGGATAGCCCAGTCCGTTTTATCCTCATCGCTCGCCAGTCTCCCGGTCTGCTGACCGAACAGGATGGTGAACGGGATCTGTACGGAGGCGGCCAGTTCATTCGCCGTGACTTCCCATGTCGGCCCCGGGTCTCCGGGTGTAACGCTCAGAACATGCATCTGACCGGCCTGCATTACGGCCGCCGCATCAGTACCACGGTTAAGCTTGTTGACCTTGTCGCCCATCGCTTCGCCGAGATCGGCATAGCCAGCCTTCTTAGCCTGTTCTGCCAGCGTGGCCATGTCGGTTTCTTTGCTGAACTCGACGGCGATCTGTCGACTGGCGTTCTTCAGGAAACCCTCAGCGCCACCACCAGATACTTTCTCAAGGTCGAGGCCCTTGTTGTAGCCAGCTTCCAGCAGCGGGATGCCGGACAGCACATTGTCGTCTTCAGAACCTTCGCAGAACAGGATTACGCGGCTCGGGTGTACCGGTTCGCCGCGCAGCGGGCCGACAAAAGGCTCATCACCGACCGGCTGCTCGTTGAAGTTGAACATCTTCGGCTGGCCGAACGTTTCAGACTGACGGTCGTTATCCCATTCGGCGACTGTTAACTGCGGCTCCCATACCGGGATAAGTTTTACAAGCGCTGACTCGCCGAGTCGTTTTACTAAAGCAGTATCGACCTCCTGATCCCAGTTCCGATTGTCTTTCACCTGAAGAAGCAGCGCTGAATAACGCCCTACCATATTGCGGCGATCTGCATCCTTCACCTTCGGCCACAACTTCTTCATGAACTTGGTGACTTTCTTTTCCCAGGCGTTTGTATTCTTCGCCTCCTGAGCTTCATCACCGTCAACAATGACCGGATAGTCTTGCCAGCAACCATCCAGCAGACGATGCACCACAGCGAAGCCAGCGGCGTTGCGGCGGTACATGTTGTAGAAGTCGTTGAAGGTGATCGTGCGCGGGTAGCCAAATTCCTGGTAAAGCGTCGGGCGCTTCGTGTTCCCACCACCGATGCCGATGGCATTCAGGTAATTTGCTCGCCTCATTTCAGTGGCGAGGTTGTTCACAGCCAATTGAAGGCCGTTATCTTGTTCGCTCACTGGCGATGCTCCTTAGAAGAATACTGTGCCGACCTGCTTGCGGTTGTTCTTCGTCACTGCGAAGTAACGAAAGCCGTCAGCACCGTGCGAGGTGGCGTCATGGAGAGGTTTGTCTTTCCAGCAGCCGCGCTTGTCGTCCCACTCCTTACGGTAGCCCTCAAGGTGAGAGATACCTTCCGAGCATTTCTCCTCATCGAATACGCATTTCGGGAGGATTTCACGCGCCGACTCAATGCCGGTATCGATGCCAGCTTTCGGCACAACGCGAAAGTTTATCGAATACATCTGGCCGTCAATCTCGTAACCCTCGCGCGCCAGCTCTTTGCGTGACTTCGCATCAGCAGCAAACTCGCGGTTTTCGATGTCGTGCGGCCCCCAGTGCTCGCCGTACTCATAGCCGCGGTCTTTCAGCACCTTCATGTAGTGCCTCAGGCCTTCGCCAGAGTTTTCGTAGTAGTCGATGATGTGGAACTCTTCTCCGACCTCGCGAACGAACCAGATCGCCGTGGAGTCACCCACACCGATATCCCAGAATGTATGAACTGGCAGGTGCGAGTTGTCCGGGATTTGGCCGATCCGCTTATTGGTGTAAAGCCAGCGGAATTGTTTGGCGTAGTACGCACCCTCGACCGATTGCTGGAACGCCTCGGCCGGAATGGTCGGGTATTCGCGCTTCATGTCATCGCCGAGGGTTTTCTCTTTGGCGTAATACCATGCTTTCTGGCGCTCATTGACGATTACGCCGTGCTTCGCCTCCATTTCAGCGAAGTACTCAAGCAGGCGCACCGGCAGCGTTTCAACCGGGTCGATTGCGTACTGCGGGTTCTTCCACCATGAGAAGAAGAAAAACTTCCAGTCGAGGTTGGATAGTTCCTTGCCCTGAAGCATAGCCTTCTCAGCCTCGGTGCAGTAATCATAGAAATACCCAGCCCGCCCCTCAGCAGTACTCTCAAGCGTAATTACGCCACCAAGTGGCACAGCTTCGAAGGCCCCGGTAACAATCTCCTTGGCCTTCTCTGGATACTTGGCGCATATCTTCCCGAACTCTGATACGTGCAGGCTGTACAGCGTGCCGCCACGAAAGGATGTTGACACCGTTACACTACCGCCTTTTGCGAAGACGTACTCGCTGGTCGTCTCTTTGACGAGAGGGTTGGCCAGCTTGATATCGTCCGGCATTCGCTGATAGGCAAACTGCGTTTTGTTTCGGAATAGCCTTTCTGCATCCGGAAGTGAGTGAGCGATCAGGGCGCATTCTTTTTTGTGGAAGATCGCCAGGTCTAGCTGGATGATGCACACCTCGGTGGTAAACCCGAGCTGACGTGCTTTGAGTATCACGTTGCGGTCGTGCATCCCGTCGAAATACTCCAACTGCTCAGGAGTCATCTTGAACGTTACGCACTTACCGTTTTTATCTTTGATTTTGTACAGGTGATTGAGACGCCAGAACCTGTTCTTCAGGAGCGCTTTCTGCTTTTCAGTTAACACAGTCACTCCTTACAGGTCTTCATCTCCTATCTCGTCCATGACAGATGCAACTGAGCTCACGGCAAGGCCGCCTGAGTGTTCAACCTTCTGCTTATTCGTGTATGCATCCCCGCACTCTTTCGCAGCCTGCTCCATCAGAGAAGCAGCCAGAGCCATGTTTCGCATCTTCTCGGCGCTGGTCATCATCCGGTTGAGCGCGCGAAGACGATAAGCTTTGTTGGCGATCGGGATGTCGCTTAATTCGGTCTGGAACCGGGTGCGAGTCGCGTTGAACAGGTCGATCCATTTCTGACCAAGATTCTTCGCAATCGCCTTGGTGGGATCATATGAGGATACTTGCTGGATACTTATGTCCAGACCGAATTCCTGTTTCACCTGAGAAGCAATTTGCGTTGGGGTGTCAAAGCAGGCTAAAGCCTGAACTATAAAGGCCTTAACCTCCGGTGATAATGCAGCCATTGGTCGCCTCCATAGCTAACTTAATATAACAATTAAGCCAGTTTTAGCATGCACGTCCCGCATGACCTGGCTATATCGATGTGAGCCACTTCTGCTGGCGAATTGGCCGCATCAACGAGCTCCTGTACTTCTTTGCTGGCACCGTATCGACGTACGACACCTGTGAATTCTTCGACGTCATGGCCGCGCAGTGTAAGCACTGGCTGCCCAGTCTCTTTGTTGAACTTCGGAGCGCCGAAATCATCGGTGGCCTGGGCGATGTGGTAAAGCTCATGCTCTACCAGTGCGCAAAATTCGAGGTCACTGCATTGTGAGCAGTAATCAGCCGCCAGCGTGATGATGAACTTCGGGATTCGCCCGAACCATTCATGCATCTGCTGTTCCATTCTGGCCTTCTGCCATCCACCAGCGCGGAGCATTACCTGTTCGGCCTGCCCAAGGACATACCGTCCTTTCTTCGCGAATGAGTCAGACGCCCACATGAAGCAGAGATCGGCCTCTAACAGGTGCTCGTGGTCAGGGTTATGGATGCTGCCGGTATCGCTGAGGATTTGCCGACTTACCCACTCATGTACTTCGTTAGCGGGGATCAGTCTGGTGTATGGCTGCCAGTTGTCGGAGGCGATGAAGTTAACTGGCGGGTATGGCCTGCGCTCGTCATCGTTAGCCATGGGTTACTCCGTTTAAAGCTGCACCGTATCGCTGGTTACGGTTTCGATTTTGAAGCACTTGTTAGTCAGCCAGTCCCAGCGAAGTAAGGCTGACAGCATCAGGACCGGCTTCATGTATGGACGAAGAGATACTTTTGAGGTGAATGTTACTGTTTTGCTCATGAGTTACTCCGTTGCTTGTTCTGTTGGCTGTTCGGTCTGCTCTGCCTGTATCGGCGTGAACTGCACGCGCTTCACATCTGCCGGAGCAAAGTAAAGCCACTCGCCAGTCTCCGTCGCCAGCGGCACGAAGCCGTTTACCAGCTCAGGCTGACGTCGTGACATCTTGCCCGTGAAGGTTTCGCCTGTCTGGGTGGTTAGCATGATTTGGTAGATGTCGGACATGATTACCTCTTTGCCTTGTCGCAGCTTTTGCCCTACTTCTCAGAAGTGCTTAGCCACTTACGGCTTACCCGTCAGCAAGATGATGACCACCATCCTTGCAGGGTTACACAGATCATTATCGAAGCCCCTCAGTGAAGGGCTCCTGTAATGCCCTACTTAACAGTTTCGATGGTTGAGCCGTGAGAGTTCATCACGTAAACCTGGTCGCCCGGATAGATGAACTGGTAACGGATGCCATCAAAGGCGCGCTTCTTTGCATGCTCAGGACTTTCGAAGTCTTCAATAAGGACAGCGATGGCATCATGGTCCAATACGCCATCGCGCTCACTGACAATCAACTCCTCTCCCTGGAGTGCGTGTTTGCACTCTGGGTCGGCATACACATCCGGGAGCCAGATAGCAAAGTCAGGGTTAGAATGGTCATTTGTAAGCTTGAGGATGTCGTCAAATCGTTCTGAGTCAGGTCTAGCTACTGTGAATGTAGGCAACTCGCAGATATGGGTTACACCATTGATAATGGTTTTTACAGTGAACATTGTTACTTCCTTCTTCGTCTTCTGGTTACAACAAAAAGCCCCACACGATGGCGAGGCTTGGTTACTTCAGGCACTGCGTATCGATGTATTCCTGCATGCCGTGAATCATTTTGTTAACGGTTTCGATTCCGTCCCGGTGATCGAAATAATTCCGTCGAGCGTCTGGAGTAAGTTCGGG